GAGGCTACGTCTACATCTCTAAATTCCGCCGGAGCGATCGGCGTGTCATCGCCCTTAACCCGAAGACCTTTAGTTTTAAATCCTCCGGGGAGATTCGAGAGAGTGCCAGCGTCAACAAGTTGGCGAATAATAGAAGTGCCAGACTTAGCAAAAGCGCCAATGAGATGAATGAGACCAAAAGCATAGAACCCAAATCCCGGGATGTATGAATAATGGACAAAATGATTGCGTTTTTGTTTAAGATCATCATCTGGATTCCAATTCCTACGGATGGCTAAGACGTTTTGGGTACCTTTTTCGATAGTAACAACGTAAGGCAGAGCAATACCCGTTGGCTCGCCGTCCTCGTCTTTGTCCTCGTACCCCGGGAGGTCCATGTCCACGTGCATCTCAAGGATCTTGTACCTGTCGTCAGATGAGGCACGGAAGCCCATCTTCTCAGCAATCTTCTTTTCAACCTCATCGAATGAATCAACTGGATCACCAAGATCTATGTCACGATAAAAGCCTGCAACCTGTAACTTACGCAGTTCGTTTTCCGTCTTACGCATTACGTGCGTTACACGCTCTGCGGTCTGAATGTTTGATGCCCCATATGGAACGACAACATCTTCAGCCGGAACAAACAGAGATACCTGACGATCAAGGCTGGGGTCAAAGTACACCTTTTTGAACGCATTACCTGCCAGCCCCAAGCCCCATAACATACGCTCATGCTCTGGTCGGTACTCAACCATAACCTCTGTTAACTGATAGTTCATGTCATCCTTGACACGAATAGAGGCTTCCTTTTTCTCTGGGGTTTCTTTGCCTATGATCTGGGTCTTGACCGGTCCAGATGATGGAAAGGTCTCCATGATCGTCTCGGCTTGGAATTTAACCAGCGCCTCTGATAGCAGGGGATGGTAAACACCACATGCTCCGGGCCAAGGCTCAGTCCGGTCTTCAATCTTCATACCTAGTAACTCTAGGCCGTCAACATAAGTCTGCATCCAGTCTTTGCGGCTAGATGTATCGTCCTCAAAATCACCTAACAAGTCACCACATAACTCCGCCAACTCCCCCTCGTCCATTTCTTCAGCGAGGTTGGCGTTGAAATCGTCTTCAACTTCTTCTGCTTCAATCTCCAGTATGGGCTGTCCATCAATCCCAATACGCACGGCCTCTGGATCCTCAATCTCTATCTCAATAGCGGGTTCATCAGACATCTCTTCGAGATTTAAACCCATCGGGGCTTGTCCTAGTGCTTTATCAATTGGCATATTTTGTCCTTAGTAATAGCCTTCAAACTTTCGTCTAAAGTATTCCGGCTCTTCCGGCTCGTCTAAATTAGTACGAATAAACCCACCCTTGCGGAATCTCATCAACGCAAGGGATACGGTATCAACATAGTCATCATGCTCCCCGGCAGGGAAAGATGCAACCTCGTCAATCACTTCTTCTGCCCAATGGGTGTTCGGTGCCCACACTCTACCACTAGCGAACAGATCTGACACGGCGTTTAAGCGGGTAATTTTATCGTTTCCTCTAACCGGGGTGAATTCCTGCACCGGCATGCCCATCGCCCTGAGTTCATATATTAAAGGAGCGCCAGATGCCTTCTTCTCAATGATCACGCTGTCGGGCTCCCATTCTTTATATTGATCGATCGCCTCTCTTTTTAGTTTTGGAAACTCCATTCGGTCTCTAAAGGCATTGAGCAAAATAATATTGGTCTGATAAACCCCCGTATCGTCGGGATGTTCGAAGACTCCCCATAGAGTCATGGCTGAATAGTCAGCCCGGTTGGTTGCTTCGAAGGCCGTATCCCATGCCATAAGGGTAAAGTCACAGTGCGGCGGGTCTTCACTCTCCCAAACCTTCCACCATTCCCGTTTTATGATCGCTGAAGACTCGGATGTAGGGTTTTGTTGGTACTGAGACTGCCATTTTGAGTTAGGAAGTTCAGTTTTTAGGGCTTCAAGTTCGTTTTTAGGCCAGAATTCGGGCCATAAAGGGTTTCCAGATGGCAAAATCGCTGGGAATTCAATAACCTCCCACGCCTCTCCGCCCCTTTGACCCTCAGCCTTCAAGACTTGGCCCGTTAAATCCCGCTTTCCCCACCGAGTCATAACGACAATGATCGTTCCACCCGGCTGAAGACGCTGCCGTGGACCAGAGGAGTACCACTCGTAGACCTTATCGTAGATTTCAGGGTTTGATGCGGCCAATGCGGCCTCTTGTTCTGAGTGCGGGTCGTCAATAATCAGTAGATCCGCGCCCTTACCAGTAACCGTACCCCCAACACCGATAGCAAAGTACTCTCCATTGGCGTTAGTTGACCAACGGCCAGCGGCCTTAGAGTCCTGTCTCAGAGATACATTGGGAAATATCTTGGCGTAAGTCTCACCGTCCACCAGATTTCGCACCTTACGACCAAAGCCAACGGCTAGTTCGGCTGTATTCGAACACTGGATAATCTTCTTACCGGGAAACCGCCCCAAAAACCAAGCAGGCAATAAGTAGGAGGCAAACTCAGACTTAGTGTGCCGGGGTGGCATATTGATAATCAGCCTCTTAATCTTTCCCTCGGCTATCTCTTCAAACTTTTTAGCCATAACAGCGTGATGTCTTCCGTGTATAAAGGCAGGCCATACAGTCTTTACAAACGACATAAAGTTAGTTTGCCCTCGCTCTCTCATAACCGCATCAGAATACTGCTGCGCCATTTGAAGCAAGGACTCACGCTCCCCCTCTGGAAGGGCGTTTATCAAATCAAATATCTTATTCAATGTTACGCACCCTTAACCCCTTTGGCCGAATCGAACGCGGCCGTCTCCTCACTCCGTGGCAGAGCCCTAACTCAACCAACTTCCACATCTTTCTCGATACATTCCCTCTAGACTTCTCTCCAGTCACCAATAGAACATCATCGATAGTAGGACCGAAACCATACTTCCTCCACCACTCATCAATAACCAAAAATATTTCCTTCTGCGCTGGCGTCATACCATTCTCCAAAATATATACCCCCCCCACTTTTTTATTTCAAAAAGATAAGGGGGGCATTTCTATATCCCAAACCCCCTAAAACCTGCCCAAAAAACACACCCCCCACCCCCCTGTAACAGGCTTTTTTTCCGTAAGTCATTGATTTCATTGACTATTGTCACTATAACACCTGTTATAGTTACTGTATGGTACAAGTTCAATCTGTCCCCGATATGGCTTTTGTAGATGGGCTGGAAACATCGGGTAGGTGAGCCGATTCAATGTGTGGATTACTATGCATATAGGCTGGTGTGTCGCGCGGCGCGTCTAGGGGGTCGCCCCCCGGTGGGGTCGCGGCCTCGGCATTCTCAATGGCCTCCCCCTCTGCCGGGGTTTCAATGTTACCGCCGGAGATCTCAGCCAGTAGATCGTCGGCCGATCGAGCCTCGACATCAATGGCCTCGTTATTCAGCGCGAGCCGCAGGGACGCCATGAGCCGCTCTCTGATCTGCGATGCATCGGTAACCTGAACAACCTCCCGCCGCTCGGTGAACAGCGCGACCTCGGTAATCTTGCCCAGTAATTCGAGGGCTTTCATTCTCTGCGCCGGGGGAAACTCCTCGTTAAGCGCGTGCTTGGTCAGTTCGTGGATCGTCAACGCCCTCAAATGCGCCGGGGTTGCGTATTTCTGCGCCTCAAATGCCGCCTTAAACGCCTCGACCTGCCCCTGAATATCCCCGCGCCCTGCCATCTCTCCCCCGCGCTTGCCTACTGTTGAGGTCTTACCCTTCGAGTCATACGCCTTACGATACGCCCCGGCCTTCGTCTCACCCAATGCGATCTGACGGGCGAACTCTCGCTGTTTTGCTGTTAGCCGCTTCTCTCCCTTACTGGCCGCCCCCAGTATTACCGACTCGATCGGGACAGAATCTAGCCCCTCTCTGATCTCTTTTCTGCTTAACTTTTTCATAGGTACGCCCTGAGGATTTCGATCGCGTGATTCTATCTCCCTCAGTAGCAAGAACGCAACCTGTTCGCCTTCGGCTAAGACCCGGCCGCCGATCGCCCCCGCTCGACTGGTCAAAAATTACTCACAAGAATTTTGTGGGATTTATTGAACTATTGACTGGCAATACCCCTCATAATCTCACCTGTTGAATTCCCCTTATAACCATCTGTTAGGAGCCTAGATCATGCAAGCCGCTTTTAATGACCTACCCGACGACCTCGGAGCCGTTTACGCGCCGCCCACTAAGCCCGCCGCGCCTACCTATCGCCAACCCTGCACCAAGTGCAAGGGAAACGGATTTATCACTTTCGGCTATACCTACGCACGCACCGGGACTTGC